ATGGAAAACAAATCTTAATGAGTAAAATTTATTTTCAAGGTACCTTCGGGGCTTATTCTCATCTAGCAGCATTATCAATTTTTAAAGATGCTGAAATTATTCCATGTAAAACTTTTGATGAATGTTTTTTAAAAGCCTCAAAAGATGATAATTCAAAAATTATTATTCCAGAGTCGAATAGAATTACAGGCAATATTGGAATTGAATATTTAATCTTTAAATATAGACTTAATATCTATTCTGAATATTTTCAGAAAATAGAACATAACTTATTAGGTTTACCGGGCACGAAAATTTCAGACATAAAGGATGTTTATTCTCATGGACAAGCACTTTCTCAATGTTCTAAATTTATAAAATCAAATAGCCTAATTGAGCATGTGAGGGCTGATACAGCTGGCTCTGCTGAAATGGTTTCAAAAACAAAGGATAAGACAAAAGCTGCAATAGCTTCATCTTTGAGTGCTAAAACATATAATTTAGAAATAATTAAAAAAAATATTGAAAAGATTTTTAGGTGGGGATATCTCCCTTGAAACATTTGTAATTTATGATATAATATTTTCATTCTCAGAAAAGTTTGATGAGAAACTGTTCGATCCCGTATGGGAAACCGTCAGTTTAAAAATAAGGAAGTATAAACCTTTCCTAAATATTAATGTATTCAACTTTAAAAAAATACTACGGGAAATCGTAAATGAGTGATTTTTTTGATTCAGACATAGTTCGTGAAGAACTACAAGAGATAAACGAATTGCAAATGTCTATTTACAAGAATGCAATGAAGTTTGGAACTTTTAGTCGTGAGGATAAAGTTGAACACATTGAGAGACTTACTGAATTATTAGAAAGACAAAAAGTAATGTACACTCGCATTAGTCTTTCAGATGATCCAGAAGCAATTGAACTCAAAAATCATTTGCAAAAATCAGTTGAACTTATGGGTTTCCCAGAGGGAACTGATATGTCTCTTTTGTTTAGTGGGATGTCAAACACTATTGACAATATGAAGTCCCAACTTGACACTTGATTATTAATCTGTTATAATCCAATTATCTAAAATATCCAATTTATCCGAGGTATCCAAATGTCTTTTAAAGACCTAAAAAAACAATCTAAACTTGGCTCTCTAACTGCAAAGTTAGTAAAAGAAGTCGAGAAGATGAACAACACGGGCGGTAACGCTGATGACCGTATCTGGAAGTTAGATGTAGACAAAGGAGGTAACGGTTATGCTGTTATCAGATTCCTACCTGCACCCGAAGGTGAAGATTTACCATTTGTAAAACTATATTCTCACGCATTCCAAGGTCCTGGTGGATGGTTCATTGAGAACTCACTCACTACTCTTGGACAGAAAGACCCTGTTTCTGAGTACAATTCATTACTCTGGAACAATGGAACTGACGCTGGAAAAGAAACAGCAAGAAAACAGAAGCGTAAACTTACTTACGTTTCCAACATCTATGTTGTAAAAGATCCTGCAAATCCTGAGAACGAAGGTAAAGTATTCCTATACAAATATGGGAAGAAAATCTTTGACAAACTTACTGCAGCAATGCAACCAGAGTTTGAAGATGAGGAAGCAATTGATCCATTTGATTTCTGGCAAGGTGCTAACTTCAAGTTGAAAGCAAAGAATGTTGCAGGATACAGAAACTATGATAGTTCTGAGTTTGCTGCACCAAGTCCTTTACTTGATGATGATGACGCAATGGAATCACTCTGGAAGAAGCAATTCTCACTTTCTGAGATTGTTGCAGCAGACCAGTTCAAGACATATGATGAGTTAAAGACTCGTCTAGATTATGTTTTAGGAGCAAAGGCAAAGTTACAAGTAGCTCAAGAAACTGAGTATGATAACTATGCTGCTCAAGAGACACAGAAAGTAACTGAAGAAGAGGTTCTTAAGAAATTAGAAACTTCCTATCAAGAAAGCAAAGCAGTTGAACCTGTGAATGCACCTTCTTCTGAAGAGGAAGAAGATCCACTAAGTTACTTTGCTAAGTTAGCAGAAAGTTAATTAGGTCAAAACAAAATTGACTTTTTAATTCCAAAATACTGGGAAAAAAATTCCCAGTATTTTTTTGTGCCTATTACTTTTTTTTTATTCGTATATCCTTATGTTTTCGCCTTTGACAACTTTCTTAGAAACATACTGAGTGCTTCCTTTTGGATACTTCATTGCCTTCTCTATTTCTTCTATAATTAATCCAACAAATCTAGGTTTGATTATGTCTATATTTCTCTTAGCATCATTCAATCCATCTTCATAAACTTGATTTGTAATTTCAGTAACTATCTCTGTGGTAACAGTTTGTTGAACTCCTAGTCCAGTATCAAAGTAAGTAATACTAAAATCAGATGGAACTTCTAAACCCTCTGGAACAATCACTTTTCCAACAGAGTTTTTTATCTCTCTTGTTTCATAATGATGAACATTTTGAAGTGCTGCATCTGAACCATATTTACCAATTAGATAAGTGTAATATGATTGATGTTCTAGTGGCCACTCTTGTTGCACATTGATAATATTATTTGCAAGCAATACCATCCAATCTAAGTTAGAATCACCATAAACTTTAAATGCTACATTATCAGGTCTTTCATCAGTTATGATTTGATACTTTGTAAAGAAAGTTAAGTCACTGAATACTTGTTCTGATATTTTAGTTCTTTTGAATAGATTTTTTACCCTAATATAATCTGATATGTTTTGCGCTTTGGGAAGACGACTAACATAGTCAAAATCTGGTATGTATCTAAAGTATTTTTTTGCCATTGTTAGAATCCCATAGTTTCATCTTCATCAAATCTACCTTTGCCACCATATTCATCTGAGTAGATTGGTTCAATCTCACCAAATGACATTGATAATTGATATGAGGTCATAGATGGTTCACCTCTATATGTCATATAAGAACCATCTGGTGTATAGTTCACTGCAAAACTAGTGCAAGCACATGGTTTAAATTTATTCATAAATGGGTGCTCTCTATTAGTATCACCAAATATATATTCCAATTCAAAAATTCTAGGACTCTTCAAGAATAATGCTTCTGAAGATCTTTGAGGTGTCATATTTCTTTTCATTGCTCTAACCATTCTACGAACTATTTTTGCTTCTTCAGCATCTCTAGGAGTAAGTGTAAAATTAAAATTAAAACTTCTTAAATTAGGACCAGTGAATAGTAATTCTAAATTAGGATTAATGACTTGACCTGTAGCACGACCTAATACATTTGCACCAACTGCTTGACCTGCAAAATATGCTGAGATTGCTTGTTTAGTTCTATCATCTTTAGCTAGTCCTACTAGATCATTAAGACCATCACCCAAAGCATCAATTGCTCCTCTGAAACCTCCTTCACCTGCAAAACTGTCAATGGATTCAAATGCTGCTCTAGCACCAGCTGCCTGTGCAGCATTTAATGTATCACCACCCCAACTAACTGCTGTTGATTCTGATAGTTGTGGTTGCATAGGTAATTGAATAGTTTCATATCTTCTTGTAAATCTTCTATTACTTCCTTTAAATCCTTGTTTTAATGATTTACCAGTTTCAAGACCACTAGGAACATAATCATATGCAGTAATTTCAATATAATCATAACCATATGAATCTAAACTTTGTCTAGGATATCTAAGTATTTCTCTAGTTCCACCTGTAGCAAAAGAAGTTAAAAGGGCATTAGGTCTATTTGTTTTTTCAGATAGTGTAGCTTGTAAACTTGCATTTGACTCATTAGCATCTAATTCCTCTTCATTTGCACCCAATGATTTAAAACCTATTGTATTCACTAATCTAGTAAGATCTGCTCTTGATTGAGGATCATTAGTTGCCACTGCATTTTTTGCTAAAGCAAGAGTTGCTTTTTTTGTGTTCTTGAGCACAGTGTCAAATTGATTAGCATTGATGCCAGTAAAGGCAGCATCAAAGTCATCTTTTGATTTTATAGTAACAACATTTCCATCAGGATTATAATTATACAATTCCGTTCCAAGACCTTCTAGAGCACCATTGTCTTCATAGACAGTGTGTTGCCCATTTGCTTTGTTAGTTACAACTGTTGCAGTTATATTAGAATTGACAGTTCCAACTTTTTTCTTAATATTAAAATCACCCTTATATTGATTAGGGTCATCTTGAACTGTCCATCCTAAAGTGTCTTGTGCCTGTAATCCCATGTTAGATATTTATCTTAAAATTTTGATAAGGAATAGAACGCAAGTCATTCATCTCTAAAGGATAAGCAACATGTAAGAATCCCACTACCTCATTCCATGTGTAATTTCTAAATTCACCACCCCAATGATAATTAATACCTCTGAAACCCCATTGAAAAACAGCAACACAGGCAATTAAAGGAAACTGATCATATCTAATACGAGGTGTTTTAGGTGAATATATGAAAGTATAATACTTTCCTACATCTGGAATGATTTCAGTATCAGTTAGAACTTCAGTAATAGCAAGCATCATATCATCTGAATCACCCATATCAATGATGTCACTAACTAGATTTTCTATCCTATTGACAGTTTGCATAGAGTTCTCTCTCTGTCATGACTTTAAATTCTAAACTATTGTCTT